TTATTATATGATTAACAACGAATTAAATTATGAGATTTTTAAGAAAATTCAAGATACTATTGAAGATTATAATAAGGAAATAAAAAGTATAAATATTTTTGAGAATATTAGAAATACGGATATTATAAAATTTAATAATATCAAAGTTAATCATGATTTAAGACTTCATCAATTATCATCTAAAAGAGAAATAGAATTATTAAGAATTAATAAATTTACTAAAAAAAAGAAAGAAGATATTACTAATAATAATACTAATTGTTGTTATGGTTTTAATTAGAATAAGCGAGACCTCCCATACCTGAAAGAATACGGAGAACATTATAATTAGTAGTATAAATAAAAATATTACCAGAGACAGATGATGAGATAGATAATATAGCGGTATCTATACGAGACATATTAAGAGTTCCTGATGGTTGTTGTTCTTCTGGTTTAATAGCGAATGAATATACATTAATACCTTTATGGAAAACATCAGGGGTATTTTCATGATGTTGATAAGGTTGAACAAGAGAGAAATAAGTTCCATCGCGTTCAGCAAAACGATCATTACCATTTAATTGGATTTTAGCAGTTGCTGTAGGATTATTACCCATAAAAGTTTCATTATCACCATCACGATCACTAAAATTAGTCCAATAAAGATTTTTAGTAGTATTAGATGCGTTTTTATTAGGTTTAATATACCAAACTAATTCTTTACAAGGGTGATTGAAATTCATACGAATTGATTTCATAGAATTTGAACCAGCGGTGATAGTATCACTACCAGTAAATTGAAGTTGTTCAATAAGATATTCATGAGTTAATTGAGCAAAGCGACGGCGTTCATCGGTATCAAGGAAAATATAATCAACCCATAGAGAAACATCACTTAATGAAACTTTAGCAACATCACCTAATATTTCATTATTATCAAGACTTGGTGTAGTAAGTGGAGCACCAAGTTTATTAATAGTGTCAAAAGCACGATTAGAAAAATTTTTTGTATTATCTACTAAATTAGCTCGTTCTTCAAATTCGATATTAATCTTAACTTCGTGGTATTGAAGAGCGATAAGAGGAAGGGCAAGACCTACATTACGACAGAACCAGAATTCAATAGGAACATTAACATAATAAGATTGTTTAGCACCTAGATAGATAGAATGATTGTATCTATCACCACCAACCATAAGATAATAACCATCACGCTTTCCAGCAGGAAGAGAAAGTTCATTCCATATATATAACCATTCGGCATAATGCTTGTCAATACGCTGACCACCAATTTCAAGTTCAATTGTTTTTAAGAGTTTTAATCCAAAATATGGAACTAAAGCGACACCATTATTTGGTTCAGTAGCAACATTAGCAGATGTATTTTCATCATTATCATTGGTGAATTTAGCACGAAGATAAACACGATTAATTAAATCACCATTACGAGTTAATTGACAAGTTACACGAGAACCAAATGTAGGATTGCCATTGAATGTTTGTTCTATTGCTTCAATAGCGAAATTACTATGGCGTTTATAAGTTACTTTGAAGAAAGTAATTTGTGGATTACCAGTTAAATAAACATCTTGAGCTCCATAAGCGACAAGTTGAAGAAGACCACCACCCATTTATGCTATATTCTTTATACTATAATAGGAGAAAAAAAAACAATAATCAAATTAATTAGAATAGGCGAGACCACCCATACCTGAAAGAATACGAAGAACATTATAATTAGTGGCATATACATAAAGAGTTGATTTGCTACTTTCATAAGATTTTGAAGTGAATGCCTTAGCATCATAAACGCCTAATTGGAGAATAGCGGTATCAATACGAGACATATTAAGAGTTCCTGATGGTTGATGTTCTTCAGGTTTTAATGCGAATGAATATACATTAATACCAGCATTATTGGGGATATTTTCGTGGTGTTGATAAGGTTGAACAACATTAAAATACATACCATCACGAGTAGCAAAACGATCATTTCCATTTAATAGAAGTTTCGCTGAGGTTATTGGGTTAGATGGATAAAGAAGTTCAACATTATTTCCAGTTAAACCATTATAAGATAATCGAGATTTTAAAACTGATGATGTATTATCAGCAGCATTAATAATATCATTAGTAGTAGTATAATTAAACCAATTGTTATTATTATTAACACTATTAGATAAAAACCATACTAATTCTTTACAAGGATGATTGAAATTAAGTTTAACTTTAGGAGCAGATGATGATACACTTTCTTCACCAGTGAATTGAAGTTGTTCAATAAGATATTCATGAGTTAATTGAGCGAACTTTCGTCGTTCATCAGTATCAAGGAAGATATAATCAACCCATAATGAAGCAGTGAAAGAAGGTTTATTAGTAGCGGAACCACTATCAGATTTACATTTAGTTTCGCTCTCAAAATTAATATTAATCTTAACTTCGTGGTATTGGAGAGCTATTAAAGGAAGAGCGAGACCAATATTGCGACAGAACCAGAATTCAAGAGGAACATAAAGTGTTGAATTGATAGAAGTATTTATAGTACCTCCATAAGCACCTACCATATCATTCCATCCATCACGTTTGCTTACTGGAAGAGTTAATTCATTCCATATATATAACCAATGAGCATAATGACGATCAATACGCTGACCGCCAATTTCTAATTCAACATAATTAAGGACACGTAATCCAAAATATTTACAATAATTATTAGTTCCTGTTAATCTTAATTGTAAATAAACACGATTAATTAAATCGCCATTACGAGATATTTGGCAAGTTACACGAGAACCAAAATCAGGAGTTCCATTGAAAGTTTGTTCAATTGCCTCTATTGAGAAATTTGTATGGCGTTTATAAACAGACTTGAAGAAAGTAATTTGTGGATTACCAGTTAAATAAACATCTTGAGCTCCATAAGCGACAAGTTGAAGAAGACCACCACCCATTTATGCTATATTCTTTATACTATAATAGGAGAAAAAAAAACAATAATGAATTTAATTAGAATAGGCGAGACCACCCATACCTGAAAGAATACGAAGAACATTATAATTAACAGCATAGATATTGATTGAACCATTAACAGATGAACCATTAACAACAGATAAAACCGCAGTATCAATACGAGACATATTAAGAGTTCCTGATGGTTGATGATCTTCAGGTTTTAGAGCAAATGAATAAACATTGATACCACAATTAGCAGGAATGTTAGTATGATGTTGATAAGGTTGAACATAATTGAAATAAGTTCCATCTCGTTCAGCAAATCGATCATTTCCATTTAATTGAAGGAGGCATTTAGTGAAGGGATTAATAGCACCACTATTAAATCCGGGTTCTACATTATAAACAATTTTAGTAGAAAAAGCGGTTGAATTAGTAGTATCAGGATCAGAAAATGCATGAATATTAGAAGAATATGATATTGCTGAACCATAAACATAATCTCCATCACCAAAACCTTTATTATTTTTCATGGTATAATTATACCACATATTAACATTATCATTAGTAGCATATTTTCCAACCCATACTAATTCTTTACAAGGATGATTAAAATTAAGTTTAACACGGGTTGGAGCATTAGCATTAATAGCTTCACCGCCAGTAAATTGAAGTTGTTCGATAAGATATTCATGAGTTAATTGAGCGAATTTTCGGCGTTCATCAGTATCAAGGAAGATATAATCAACCCATAGATTAACATTAGAAAGGGTTTTAGCACTTGTAGGTGCAGTAGTTTTAGTAGCATCAACTTTATACATACAATTATTAACATTTTCGAATTCAATCTTAATCTTAACTTCGTGATATTGAAGAGCGATTAAAGGAAGAGCGAGACCAATATTGCGACAGAACCAGAATTCCAGGGGGATATATAAAGTAGCACCTCCTTTAGTTACATCACTATCAGCACCAACCATAAATTCCCACGCTGAACGTTTTCCAACAGGAAGGGAAAGTTCATTCCAAATATATAACCAATCAGCATAATGCTTATCTATTTGCTGACCACCAATTTCAATAGAAACAGATTTTAATAGACGAAGACCGATATAATTAACATATTTATCACCCTCTCCTGTAATCTGTGGAAGTTGAACTTGAAGATAAGCACGATGAATTAAATCACCATTGCGAGATATTTGACAATAGATAGTATTACCGAAACCTACAGCACCAGAAAAAGTTTGTTGAATTGCTTCCATAGCGAAATTAGTATGACGTTTATAGACAACCTTGAAAAAAGTAATTTGTGGATTACCAGTTAAATAAACATCTTGAGCTCCATAAGCGACAAGTTGAAGAAGACCACCACCCATTTATGCTATATTCTTTATACTATAATAGGAGAA